TCGATATCATTACCTGCTGGGTTGTCAGCATCTCTAAGTAGCATCTTGTTAATCATCTCTGCGTGGTGCTTACCCATTTCTTCTTTCAATACTGAGCGAATGTCACCTAGACCGTCATCCTTGTCGTTAAGGAAGATTGCTACTTCAGACATGTCGAATGAGTGAGCAACGGTTTTTGGCTTTGCTGCAACATTTTGGAAAGTTGGCTTTTGAGTTTCAGGTAGAGTACCGTTCTCTGCAATTCCACCGCCAACGGTAGCAGAAGGCTTAGCGGTTACTACACGCCATCCACTTCTGTCCCATGGCTTCTTAGGTAGGATAGAGAAAGCGTTGAACTCTTGGTTCAACTGACTCCATACTTTTCTACCGTAGATTGCTTGGTATGTTCCTGCTGTTGTGCTCAATAGAGGAGCATCTGCTTTCAATAGTTCTGAACCTGTATAGGAATATCCCATGCTTTGTCCAGCACCGTAGTAGTAGCGCTCCATATCATTTACTGTTCTCATATAATTTCTTGCCATTCATATTCCTCCTTAGTTGGTAAATACACTCCCTGCGAGTTGGTGAACTTCGTCCCAACTCATGCTTCCAAGTGCCTCAGTAGATGGGATTTCTACATTGGCCATATCACTGCTCTTACGAATCGGTGATTCTGGAGCAGTACTGGAAATGTTGTCAATTCTGTTACTCAAATCAGATAGAGCCTTTTCGATGTTAGCAAGTGGTGTTCTTGCGTCAAAGGAAGCGGCTTCTCTTGCTTGTGCTTCTGAAGTAAGTTCTTTGCTTAGTCTGTCAGCGAATACGCCGCTTAGGTTGTGCTTGAATTGTTCTTCAAGAGCCGCTGCTTTGTAAACTTCGTAGGCTGCTTCTACATCAGTAGCAGAAACTGCACTTGGGTGCAAATAGCCTTTTGCTACTTTTCCACCAGCGCTGTTGATTTTACCGACTGCACCAGTTGATGGGTTTCCGCCTTCTTGGGCTCTTCCCTTAACTTGTCCAGCAAAGTAGTCAGCACCGTCACCAATTGCTTCTGGTGTGCTACCTAGGTTGGCTTTAGAGACATTATCGAAATGGTTTCTTGCGCCACCGATGTCAACACCTTGTGATTTTAGGGTGTTTTCCATCCAGTTCAAGTATTCACTAGAAATGACATCGGAATATTCTCCTTTTGCCATGTCTTCTTTGTGCTCAGCACCGTACATCTTTTCTTCTTCGTCTTTATCGGCCATTTCTTTCGCCTCGTCTTTTTCGTCTTTATCGTCTTTCTTGTCTTCCAAGTGTTCTTTAAGACCTGCTGGCATCTCGCCCTTCTCCATTGCGTCAAGGCGGCCATTCAATCTGTCTAACACACTTGACAATTCAGTCATTGCATCTGTTTCTGTCATATCAGTATCCTCCTTCAATATACGGAATGTCGCCTCCGGGTTTATACCTTTCTCACAAATGGTGACCTCATGTAGTTCCAGTTTGGATATTTCAGTGTAATCACCATGACTGGCATCACTCTTTCGCATTCTCTTGAATGCTTGTCCTCCAATACTGAAACCTCTAAGGGCTCCTTTGCGAATTTCTTTGGCAACTTCTCTTGCCTTTTCTATATCATCTCGTAGTTGAATGACTACGAACATACCAGCATCATCGACACCGGACTTCCAAACTCTGCCATCAGAGTCAGTATATTGTGGAATTACCTCTCCAACCTGTATGTTAGAGTGAGCAAGTTGTACATTTCGGTAACCGTCTGCTTTCATAAAGTCACCAAAAGCATTTTTCAAAGCGCCTCTAGTAATCAAATCTCCTTGCTTGTCTACCATCTCAACAGATGCGTATCCAGCGATTACTAAGTCATTATCAGCCTTGATTAAATTGATGCTACCATTGTGAGTAACCGGGGAGGTTCTCAACATCAAACTGGCTGTCATCGTTTCTATAGACGACACTCATACTATTTAACTAAGTACGGAAAACAGCAGAGTCCTCTGTTATTTCCAAAACACCCTCATCTGTAGGCACAGTCATGTGTTTAGGCTTGTCTTTTGCCTCAGTTTCTTCATCTATAGAAGAATCTTCTTCCATATCTCTAACATCATAATCAGGCATTGTCTTCTTGTCATGTAGGTTAGTAGGTCCCATAGGTGATTCTATAGGGGTAGCATAGTCAATACCTAATCCCTTAGTACCACTACTTGATTGACCTACGGCACCTGCCCCACTCTTGAGTAATTTTTCTACCAACTGTAAGCCTTTGACAAGTACCTTTTCCTTTTCTTGCTTAGCCCACCATTCAGAATCTTGAATTTTTTTAGGAGGGATGAGAGGCTTTCCTCGGCCCTCTGTTTCATGAACCTCAGCCTTATCTTCTTGCTCTTCGACAGGTGCGGCTATCTGTACATCAGCCTTGAGCAAAGCACCAGCAACTGGTGCCCAGTAAGGTCTTTGACTTTCAGACATACGAATCAGATAACCGTTAGAGGCCAAAGGGCTGTGCGCTGTCCAAGACTGGCCAGACTGTGTACACTTGTATACTACATCACCTTGTGGCATAGTTACTCTAATTCCACCACCTGCTCTATAGACTTCACAGAGCCATTGGGAATCTTCTGCCTTAGCAAGTAATCCCAGAGTTTCTTGGCTAACAAGTCCTTCTCCTTCAGCCTCTTCTTCAATCTTAGAACCAGTTACGGTAAACAACTTCTGCCCTTCGGCTGTTTCTGACTCACCTACATTACTGACATTGACTCTAACATGGTCACCCTCGTTGTACTTTTCATCACTGTCAAATGCAGCGCCGACATCCATGTAGACTTCTCCATCAGCCTCTACAGCCCTGTCACCTAATTCTTCGTCTTTAGTAATTGGACCAGTGCCTAATCGATAGGTGTAAGGGCCGTTGCCTCTTCTCTCTAAGACTCTAAGCACAACATCGTTGCCCGGACTGAGCAGCACCCACTTAGGGTGTCGAAGTTCACCAGCCATGTAAGTAGACTTAGCATCACGAAGTAACAACTTCTCATTTTCTTTCTGCAAATCCTCTACTGTAACCTTAAGGCCAGCATCATCTGTAAGCCTTGTATCGCTAGCGCTCGGAACATGTACATTCTCAACACCTTCCAAACCACCTCTAAGTATCTTGATTCGGTCATCTATTGGTACATCGTGTACCTCTTTGTCGTCATACTTGAGAACATCAAAGATGTAGTAGCCCTCTTCGGTCTTGAACACATCTAAATGATAATCATTATCAGTTACTTTCTTGAAGTTGCTCTTGTCTTCGTCTGTTAAAGTAAAGTTAGTCGAAGTAACATCATCATCTTCTTTCTTAACAAAACCTCTTTCGCCTTCTGGCATAACAGATACTATCCAGTCGCCTGTAAAACCACGCAGGTGTTCAAGGTCGTCTAGTTCAAAGATACGATGCATCGGTTGTAAGATGGGTACTTCTTTGGCTATATCTTTACGAATAATATCAGGATTGGTAAGTGTTGCCAAGTTAGCGTCTGACTTAGCGAAAGTATTAGATTCGTTCCTATTATTCTTAAACTGAGCAGGTATATGCTCTTGTTGAAGAAAGAGAGGCTGATTCCAATCAGTTCCATATAACACATCAGTCAAACCTGCTCCCCTCCATATAGCCATTGTCGGTTGAACTAACCTTTCTCGTTTAGGTTCAGGTAGTGGGATTATATCTATCTTCCCGTCTTTACCTATCTTATAGTCGAAAGTAACAGGAACATTGTGACCAAACTCCATTCGCTTACCAGATGAATTGTAAGTTGAAGCCACTATGTTATGAGCATTCGGCCCGACTGGTTCTATCGGTTTAGTGACTCGACCACTCAGTCTAGCGGTGACTGCGGCAGGAGCAGCGCCCGGCTCGACAAACGGGTCACTATGAATCAAAGAATCAAGAGTTTGTTGGGCTCTGTAAGATTTACTAGTACTTTTGAAATGCTTACCCTTTCTATAAGACTCACCGTGTTTTTCAGCATGTTTATCTTGCAGAGTTTGTTTTGTTCTTTTATCTAATAATAAACTAGAGTTAATCATCTTCGATTTAAAATTTTTAATATCATTCTCTACCCTGTTACGCTGAGGACCAGTAAATGCCTTATCTTTCATTTCTTGCAGTCTTTTTAATTCTTCATTAAAATGTTCATGTACCCTTTCATCAGGATTGACAGCGTGATGTATGTCAAAGCCCATCTGATAATTTCTTTCGTCGACACCAGCCTTTTCTGCACCACCCATACCTCTTCTATGCGGCACTAATGCGTTTCTCAAATTGTCAACCATGGTGGTTAAGTTACTAGCATCTTCATTATCAAAGCCCCTAGTCTTCCTCATTTGTTCAAGCGTCGCACCAAAGTCAGCATCTGGCGTATCAAAATAATGCTTAGCAAAATTACCAATTGTTTGAATTGGAATTTCTAAATCCCTTAACTCATCATACATCCCTTGACTTTCCATTTCATCTATAATGGGGTTTACTACATCTTCGAGAAAATGTTTCATGGTTTGTTGGGTATGGAAATCTTCTGGATTCAAACCCAAATCTTCTGATAACTTTGCCATGTAGCGCTCTCGATTTGCACCACCCCTTAGAAAATCAACATAACTAAACTTGACATCGCTGTTATGGGCAAAGTCCTTTGCTTTTTCTGCAATCGGGTTCATATTTTCATTCATTTCTTTTTCGCCGTATTCGTCTCTGGATGTGAGTGAACTCACGCCGTGTGCTTCTGATGGAGCATTAATAAAATAATCATTTAGCATTCGAGCAAACTGCCTTAGATTACCCTCAATTATGTCAGGAGGTAGACTTCTATCAAACAGTTCTGGAAACTCAGCGGCTTTTTGTTTTGCTAACTTTTCGTAGGCTTGGTCATCAGCCTCTAACTTTTCTAGTAACATCTTGGTGCCTTCTGGCATCTTGTCACCAAACATCTTAGGCTCAAGTGTAGGAATCATCGACAACTGTTCTTCCAAATCCATAAGTTTGTTTTCGATTATTTGATTGGCTTCACCCTCTTCTTGAGAGGCGGCGTTTTCTAATTCCTCTATTTGACGCTTGAGGTTGTCAGCCCTTAATTTGTTAGCACGACTCATGTTAACATAGCCTTCACCGTATGTTAACGGTAAGTAAACATCTTCGTTCATCGGTCTATGACCATCGTGAACTTCACCTATCTCTACAGGTGTGCCCGGAGGACCAGCAAGATGTTTGTGATGCGCTATCATAACTGCATCCTTACCAGCATCCTTCTCACGAGCAGCAGGGTCGTGACCGCCTTGGAAAGTAAACGGATTATGAGTCGCAAAGTGACCTTTTTTACCAGCCAACTTTTGGCGTATGTCTACTTGTAATTTATCATCTAACTCATCGACTGCTCCTTCGTATTCGTTTAGATGTAAATTAGTGACCGCTGGATTGAGTGACTGAGCGTGTCGAGAAAAGAAATTGTTAGTTCCTACATCTTTATTAAAGTGGTTAGCAAAACCAGCAGAATGGATGTTAATTGCGTGTTCGGGGTGGGCAAAATCTACTTGTGGTTTATCGCTATGTTTGGAATCAACAACCTCCATAGGTCTGGGTAAGAACGGCGCAAATGCGCTTTTAGTATTGAATGTAAGGTGTTCTCCTCCATCACTATCTTCATGTAACCTTCTATGTTCAAGTTTACCTGTATTAGGATTCTTCATAAAGAACAGGCTTTGTTCATACCCTTTATTATCCATAGTCACTTGGTCAGCAGGATAGCCTTCATCATAAGGTCCGACTTTTTCTTCTCCAGCCCGCATCTGAGCGAAAGCCTGTTCAAATATATCAGCCTCTTCTGACTCCTCACCTTTGATACCTGTCTTGAAATGATTTTTACCGTGAAGCAATGTAGCCTGATGGAGTAACTCAAACAACAATTGTGGATTCTTATTCAGCCCACCAACCTTGAAAGGCTTGCCCCAATAAGTTGCTAAGGAATCGTTACTCGTTCCACCCTTAGTGTATTCGGGGTCAAAGTCTTCTTCATCTATGTGAGGAGCGTAATGTATACTAGCCTCTCTTCTGCCTATCTTACCAGCGAATATATTACGAGTTCGATTTATTCTTTCTCGCATTATCTTGTCAACTTCTTCTTGATTAAAAGGACCTTCTTCCGGGTTCCATCTATCCCTATAAACAGGGTGCTGGCCGGGAGAGTGTAGTCTACCGTTTGAATCTACACCTAATAAAGCCCTCATGGTGTTGAAATCCATACCTACTTCTTCACCTAAAAATTGGTCTTGTCGCTTAATAGGTTTGACGAACTGTATACTCCGATTAACTACTTTGTTTGGGTCGTTGGGGTCGCTTGAAATTTCTTCATTTAAGAAAGGTCTTTGAGTCAAATCTACACTTGGTATGTTTTCCATTTCTTGAAGATAGTCTATCGCTCTTTGGTAGCCATTTTCCACAGCACCAAACGCTGACATGTTTTCAGTTGGCCCCGGCTCTCTGGCAGCAGATGGCTCTCTTTCTCTAATCGCTTTGGTATTGAAGCCCGGTATGTGAGCCTTACCTACCCAGTGGTCAAAGATAGGCGCAAATCTATTCTGTATATTCTGCACTATTCTCGGTACCCAATCGTTACCTCCCCTTAGTTTGAGGGGGTTGTTTTTATTTGTCAAGCCAAAACGAGCAATGTGGTCATATACTTTTTGCCGCTCTTCTGGTGTTGCCCATTCCAAACCAAGCATGTAATCGGTGAACTTTAGATTATCTTTCCAGCCTTCTTTGGCTTCTTCCATATGCTTCATGGCAAGTCTGTGATTTATTTCATCATCATCAAATATACCTTGCTCGTGCATCTGTTGAGTCATCAAACTTACAACTGGGTCATTGTTACTTTTCCAATCATTGAAGTGCCTTTCATAGATATCATGATTAGTCATATCATCGGCTAACTTACCATAGTTAGCGCTGTTTCTCAGAAACCCCGATGGATTGTATTCAGCATCTCCAGTCTGTGAGTTTTTTCTGTGAAAATGATTAGTGATATCAGCGTGGTCACGACTAGTACTTTGACCGGGGGTGTCGCCTACATAATAATTAGCCACATGGTCAACCATGTTGTCGCCATGTAATGGAAACAGACTTGAGCCGAAGTAATCAATATCGTGATGAGAATCACTGTTTGGGTCACCCGGATTCATCTGGATGTTAGCCCCAGTAAAAGGTTGACCCGGCTCAGGTGTGACAACTCTCGAAGGTTGTAAAGAGGGATTCTGTGCTATTTCGTTGCCAGACATAAACTGTTCTT